CACCAAAGGTATCAACGTCACCGTTGACCAGAGCTTTAACATTGTTGTAATCAACAGAAGTGATTTCTTCTTGGTTAAGCAGACCGCCCAAACCTTGAGCTTGAATAGCAGCATACAGGTTAGAGTTAGGAACGCCTTGAGCACGGAGAGCAACCTGAGCTTCAATTACTTTCTCAGTAGTTAGGTTAGTGCCACCTTCAACTACAGTGCCAGCGTAAGTAGTTTCTGCGTCCATTGCGTCAATAACCAACTGGTCACAACGACGACCAAGAGCGCTTGCGATAGTGCTTGCAAGTTCTTGTTTCTCGTCAAAGTTTACAGTGGCAGCATCAAACATATCTGTGTATTCTGGAGCATTCCAGTTTTGCAAAGTTGCAGTTGCGAAGGCGTGAGAGATGTCCATAGGAGTTACTAGATCAGAAGTAGACTTCTGGTTAGCCAGACCCTTACCCATGTTACGGAATTTGTAGGTGTCACCTACTACGTTGTTTCGTACAGTTACAGCGCCTTTCAAAAGGCCAGCGTTTTGGTATGCGTGCTTAACAAGACTGTCAAACTCCGTTACCGCTACGGATGATAATACTTTACTCATAATGATTTCCTCGAAAAAGAGTAATAAATAATAAAAAGTTTTTCAAGGTTTTAGCTGAGTACCCAGTAAATTGGTCAGCATTCAACCTAAATTTACCGGGCCTTAATAGAAAGGGGTGTCCAGTGTGCCGATTATACACCTTTCACCCCATAAACTCAACCGCCAAAGGTACGGGTATGAGCTTTGTCGCCACCAAATTCCTGCATCATCTTCTGGATTTTGGCTTCATGGTTAGCATCAATGCTACGGAGGAGTTGTCCATTCTCGTTCTTCATAAACATCTGGGTTTCAATATCACCCCAGGTCATTCCAGTAGGGTGGTGACCACCATCAATCGGTAGCTTAGTAGGTGCAGTAGCACGAACCAGATACTCTACCAGCTCAATAGACTTGGCATCAGTCACAAGATCACGAACCACTTCATAGTCAGCAGCATCTAAATTGTTCTTCAGATAGCCCTCAACATTCTTGATACGCTCTCCAGCATTGTCACCTAGTCGTGCAAGCTCTTGCTCTTGGGTAACCTGCTCTACCGCCTCACCCTGTGCTGACAACAATTCCCACGCATCACCAAAGGCTTCTTGGCTCATACCTGTCTTCTCAGCAAACTCAGTTAGCTCTTTCAATAGGGCATCGTCAGACTCAATTCCTTCTGGGCCAGCATAGCCATCTTTTGGTGCGCCAGTAAAACCACCGAACTTCTTCTCTAGTTCAGTATAGGCTTTGGCTTGTTCAGCAACAGACTTATACTTGTCGCCTTTGTACCATTCGGGTGTGTCACCTGTACCCTTGATACCATCGGATAAAAAATACTCACCTTCACTTAATTCGGGTGTGCTTGCATCCAACAGGGTTTCGCTTGTTGTTTCTTCTGGTGCGGCCTGTTCTTCACTCATAATTATTCCTTACAATATTTCAGCTTGTTGAATTTGGTTGATAATAAATTTAACAACTCCCGACTCACCGTTATGGTAAGCAGCTTCGTAATCAACATTGGAAGCACCAAAGGGGGTGTCGTTATTGAAGATAAACCTCCGCGTCATGTCCTCAAGTACGCGCTTCCCGATGTCACCTGAGAAGCACTTATTGTACGCTTGAGCCAATTCAGCAGCGGCCTGTCTTTTCTCTGCATTGACCACCTTTGCATCTTCTGCATTAGTGGTCGCTTGATTAATTGTATCCCAACTCATAGAGCAGTTTGTCCTTGGTCAGCAGGTGGTTGTCCAGTATCCATCCCTTGCTGCGCAACTTGTGCGCCAGCCTGAATAACAGCTTCCTTCTCAGCTTGACTGCGTACTAACTCGGCAGGCATTCCAGTCTTACCGGCAACCCATGTGCCAAAGTCTTCTAGCTTAAAGCCAATCTTAGCCTGATCTGGCCCAGCATTTTGCAACACAAACTGTACAGCTTGTTGTACATTAAGAATGTCTTCACCGTCCTGCGCTCTTGCTAGTGGGGACATAAACTTAATGGCAACCTGACGGCCATCTAGCTCGATAGGGGAAATAATACCACGACGAGTTAGTATAGCAGCAACACGCTTAATGATGGGGATCAATACTTCGGTCTGTAATCTGCCGAAGGCAGAGCCGATACGTTTAGCCAGTTCACGCGACTCGATGGCAACCTCAGTGGCGGATCGAACAGCACCAGTAGGATCACGAAGATCGTTGAATAGGGCTTTCTTGATCGACATTTGCATTTCATTAATCTGGAACTGGGCAAGTTGTAAGTTTGATCCTGTATCTAGGCGCTGAATAGAAGGGTTAGACGAGTTGTTAGAACCAACTGGAATAACAATGCCTGGGCTTATATTCAAATTGTAGGGGTTAGTGACACCATCATCAGTAGCTGTGTACATACCTGCTAGGTCAATAGCTGCCTTCTGGAGTACAAACTCTTTAGCTTTGTTCAGTGAGCGTACATCAGGGAGTGCCTGTAGTGCTGGGCCACGACCTCTGATCTCACCAGCTACCTTACTGTAGCGACCTGTTACCCAAGGACTAGAATTACCAAAGTCCTGCATCCAGCTAATACGATCTTCAGTGGCTACCCATACGCAACCATAGTAGGTCTTACTCTTGGGCATATAGACAACACCCTCGCGCACATCGACATCAGTGTCTGGCTTATCCTTAATCACTATCTTCATTTTTTCTGATGGTTCAAAGCCTTTCCAGTAACGCTCTAAGTTACGAGCCTTTACCTTAAATCGTCGCCAGTGCGTTTCGATATTACCCTGTGGGCCTTCCTCAAATGCAATACCTTTCTGCGGAATAGCATTAAAGATTAAGGGCATCTCGTCGCTTTCATCTTCATCAATACGCAGTGTGCCAGTACCAATAAGTAGATCAAGAGCATGCTCAAAAAACTGCGTAGCAAAGTTAGATCGGTTAATGTAGTCAAAGATTATTTCTGACTGGTTCTGCAAGTTGGTTTCAATGTCTTCAAGAGATACATCAAAGTTACCTTCTTCGAGCTGCTTAACCACTAGGTCTGATGGCTCAAAGGTAGCCCAACGTGACCAGATAGGAGCAATGTTTTCTTGCAGCTTACTAGCACCCTGCTGTATTGCTTCAAGTGCAGTAGAGTCAAAGATACGATCCATCTTCTCTTGGCCTGGAGCAAAATCATCAAAGAGATTTCTGTTGGGTAGAAAGTATTCGTAGGCATCATCTAGCGTGCTGTGCCACATAGAGGCTCTTTTGAAAGCAGCAGTCTCTCTAGTTTTTAAGTCCGTAAGTGAACCAAGTTCTTTAGGTAATTCCATTATCCACGACCTCTTGATCGGTCTATTTTCTTTTGATCGCCCCGACCTTGCTTTTCTTTTTTCGCTTTTACAGTATCGCCATCAACTACAGCATAACCTTCTGTAACAGTTGGCCCCAGCATAGAGTCTTGCGTAGGCATTAAATTGTTAGCCCCAAATGCAGGAGCAAACAATGATTTCTTGCCTAACTTTCCGCGAGCAATACCTTTTAATCGACGTTCACTTGCCGCTGTTTCTTCGTTAAGCCGTATTCTTTGTCTGCGTTCTATTGCAACTTGTTCTGCTGTTTTATCAGGTACATCTGGCGAGCTGCCCATTTTATTACCTCGTATGCTTTATATGTTTGTATAGTTGATATGGAGTCCAGATGAATGGCTTCTTAATGCCCAGCATCTGCTTAACATTGCCGACACAAGTGTTTAGCGCGAAAAGGTTAGCACTGGTCTTCTCTTGCTTATAACCGACCGTTATATCGTTGGCCCCAATTATATCATTTATTGAGTCTACATTATACAAGTCATACTTGGCTGTATTCTTTCCAGCAACAATAAACTTGCCCTCAGAAGGGGCAATGACATAACAATGCCCCATATCTTCCTTGATAAACCTAGACCACCAGTGTCCTGTGTCGCCTGTAAATACAACCCACATGTCTGTTTCTTGACTAGAAGACACTGAAATTTACCTTTGCTGTGTGTGGTTTTGCAAAACCCTGATCTCGGCGGAGAGCAGAGCGACCTTCACCTTCACCTTGCAGGGCGTATTCAAGAGCCTCTACTGGGTGAGAGTATTCATTCTTATCTGGCTGATCACTGTAGCGTTCACCTGATGTCTGTACACGACGATAACAGAAGCCACCCTGTAGCCCTTTGCGAATCATAGAGGCTTTGGGCAACACAATGAAGCGAGGCTTGCCATCCATACACATCTCTTTCATGGGTACTTCTAAAGCGGCTCGGCGTTTCAGGGGATCGTTAGACTCTGTTGGTTGACAGGGAATACCAGCGGCTCGCATGATCTGGAAAGGAGTCTCACTGTTGGACTGATTCTTGTTAGAACCAGAGGGATCACCCCACCCCTTGAAGTTGCATCCAGGATAAGTCTCTTCAATATAGCGTTTTAGGGTAGGCGCAAAGTCTACGGCACCGGAATCAGTAAGCACCATTTCATCAAAGCAGACCCAACGCCCGATAGCAGTACGCTGAAGAAAGGCACAAGCAGGTGTACGACCAAAGTCAAAACCCAGAATGATAGGAGTGTCCTTGCACGGTGTGAAGTCCATATGGGATGCGTGAACACTATCCGTATACATTGGGTGAACCGGCTTACCGTTAGAGACAAAGCCGTACTCATTAGCAAGATTAACTTTAATCCAATCATGTGTTTTACCTGATAGTCCGCGTTTGTAATAGTTAGCAGGGAGGTTAGGCAGGTTCTCGGCCCTATCGTTTACCTTCCAAGTTTCCCCATCTTTGAACACACCACCTGGTTGTCTATGGAATGCCCAGCCTTCAGGACGCTCAATTTCTGCCAGCTTGTAGTACCAGTGGTCTTCATCAGGGGCGTTACTGTCACCCAGCACACCGTGATGCGTAGGTTTGATTCCCTCCTTGGGGGAAGGATAGCGACCATGACGTAGATCAAGCATATCGAGAACGGCCTTAGAATGCTCTTTCGTCTCGTTTAGCCATACCCATGTACACTGGATACCCCTAGCCTTCTTAACGTGCTCAGGGCGGTCAAAAGCGATGAATATGACCTCTGACTTAACTGAGGTGCCATCTTCTAATCTGAAGTTAATGTAATGGGTAGGTG